GCGCGACAACCGCGCCGACATCACAGCAGACACCACACGATATGACTGATTCCAACACCGTGGTGGCGGCCGCTCCTAGTGCGCCGACCGCCCTCGACATCGACGCCATCGTCGCCAAGGCCGTGGCAGCTGCCATCAGCGCCAAGACCCCCACCGCCGCCCCTGCACCGGAGCCCGTCGCCCCGGTTCGCATCGAGAACCTCGGCAATCCGCTGCTCGAGGCCCACAAGAAGCTACAGGCCGGTGCTGACCGCCGTTCCTGGTTGGTCTCCAACCACAGCGAGCTGTTGCGCCAGAGCGCCATCCACGCCCCCCAGAACGCCAACACGTTCAACGGCAGCTTGGTTGTCGATTACCTCGCCGACGCCGTGATCGTCGTGGCCGCCAACCGCTTGGCCCTAGTCTCCGCTTTCAGCCGCAACGTCGGCCTGGATAACCTCCGCCCGCAGGCCCGTGTGCAGGTTAAGAAGTACAGCGCCGGCACCGCTGCCCAGACCAACCCGACCTCTTGGGAAACCAACAACGACAGCACCTTGGACAACGTCCAGGTGACCGTGCAGCAGATCTCCAAGAATTTCACGATCACCCAGCAGGAGCTTAACCAAGGTTTCAGCCTGGCCGATCTGGCTGCTGGTTCCGCCGACCTCTTCGCCTACGGAATCAGCGACAAGCTGACCGCCTTGATGGTCACTGGCAATTACGGCGCCGTTACCGGCATCGGCTCCGCCGCCAACTTCGACAGCTCGGACCTTCCGGCGATCCTCGCTCTGGCGAAGAACTACCGCAGCAAGAACCTCATCCTGGACGGTGGCCACCTGGCTCGCATCCAGTTCAGCGGCATGAGCACCGCATCCGCCGGCACCGTGGCCATGCCTGACAGCCGCTACGGCCCCCTCAACAACGGCCGCTTCGGCTTCGAGGTTATCGCCGAAAACAACCGCTGGACCTCGGCCGAGAGCAACACAGTCGGCTTCGTGTGCGGCCCTGATGCCATCGCCATCGCCGCCGGCCTGCCGGTCGGTATGATCGCCGGTGAGTTTGTTGAGCAACGCACAGTCACCACCAATAACGGCCTGAGCTGCCTGCTCTCCGTCTGGTACAGCCGCGCGACTCGCAGCCACATGGCGTCCTACGACATCATGTTCGGCGCCGCGGCCGCTGACACGACCCAGGCCGAGATCCTGACCACCGCCTAATCGGCCAAGTCATGAGAATCGCCACGACCATTGCAGTGGACAAGGCAGGCAAATCAAAGATTGTCGCCGGTCCCGAAGTCGATGCAGCCGCCCAGCGCACCGACTTTAACACTGCCAAGATTGCAGAGGGCTCAAAGCTGATCCTGTGGATACAGGGCAGCGTTGCACCGAAGATCCGCAAAGGTTAAACAACCAAAACTGGGAGGGTCGCTGGACACGCTGGTGACCCTCCCTTTAAGCGAAAAACAATTTTATGGCACTGCAAGCAGACATCGCAACCGAGTACAGTATGGGACGAAAGGGGTTCCAACTTGTCACTTCAACCGCCGCTCAGACCGGCAACTGGTCTGCATTGGTTCCACTCGAACCAACGGTTTTTACGTCGATTACTGGCACTGATATCAGTGGCAATTGGCCGTCAAAAACAATTCCAACAGGACAACCTCTTCCCGGTGAAATTACTGGATTCCAGATTTCATCCGGTAGCGTTGTGGCTTTCCTGGCTCGCAGCTAATGATCTCAATTGGAACATCAATTAACAGGACGAGATCCTATAATGGGATCATGCCTGAGCCTCCGATTATGCGGAGGGATGTTCTACAAGAGGACGAGACATTCCTGCTGCAAGAAGATGGAACCAGCAAGCTCGTTATTTCGTATGGCACATTCGACAGCATAGTGCTGGAAGATGGCTCCACATTTTTAACACAAGAAGACTTGGGAAAACTAATCTTAACAGTTTACTGATATGGCAGACGCTAAAATCTCAGCACTAACAAATCTAACGGCAGCCGATGCAATAAATGACATGATCCCGATTGTGGACGTGTCGGATACTCCACCAGCCTCGGGGAATACCAAACGCATCAGCATCAACAACATCCTCTCATCCTCTCCCACCGCGAGTGGAGCACTGACTGTCACCGGACTCGTTACCGCTGGCTCCGCTGCCATCACCGGCGCGGCTACGGTGGGGACGACGCTGGGTGTTACAGGTGCTTCTACACTGGCTTCGGTAGGTGTTACAGGAGCAGCTACGGTTGGAACAACCCTTTTGGTTGGAACGAATGCTACTCTAACTAACGGCAATGTAATTATCGGCACCTCTGGCAAAGGCATCGACTTCTCCGCGACTGCGAACAGCAGCGGAACGATGACCTCCGAGCTACTGGCCGATTACGAGGAGGGGACGTGGACTCCCGTTTTTGTGGGCACGAGTTCAAATGGGACATACGTGTATTCGACGCAAGTTGGGCGATACACAAAAGTAGGAAATTTGGTTACTGTGTTTGGTCATTTGGTGATTAGCAGCATCACAACGGCAGCAACAGGTATTATGAGAATTGGAGGTTTGCCTTTTACCACCTCTTCCGTAAACGTTTACGCTGCTGCGACGGTTGGGTGGACTGAATTTATAACAATTTCCTCTGGAACGCTTGTTTTGGCCGTAAATACAGGCGGCGTTGTTATAGATATGTACAGGATACTTAGTGGAGCTGGCGTTGGATATATCAACCCATCTGATTTGGTGGTCAATACCAGAATCAACTTCACAGCAACCTACTTCGTTTAATAATATGATAACAGAACGCACCATTTTCTCGCTTTGCGAGGTTCTCCCTAACACGACGCTTCAGGTTCGACTAGCGGACCAGATCGTCGATGGCGAGGTTGTTAAAACCTCCACCTTCCGCCGCTACTGTCTCGCTCCCGGCTCAGACCTCGCAGGTCAGCCTGAACAGGTTGTCGCGATAGCAAACGCCGTATGGACTCCTGCCGCGATTACCGCTTACAACGCCAACCTCAAACCCGCTATCCAATGATCGTACCAGTCAATATCGTCGCAGTGCAGGTTAACCAGAACAACTCGCTGTTCGTTACGACCGGAATCGATTACGACAACAGCGGTTCGATTGTGGGTTCTGAGATTGTCTCGCAGTACACGCTCGTTCCCGGTGATTCGCTAGAAGGTCAGCCAACCGAGATTGTTAATATCGCTACCGCGCTGTGGACTCCTGCGGTTGTCGCGGCTTACAAAGCGGCAAATCCGGTGGTTGAAGCCGTACAGCCTAACGAGTAATGCAAACCGACACTAACAACAGCAGCGGAGTTGGAATATCTCTAGCGACCGCTGCCGCTGCTGGTGTGGTCTCATTCATCCCGCAGCTAACTCAGTGGTTCCAACTTGGAGCCGCTGTTTTAGCCTTTATTGCAGCATCAATCGGTCTGTATAAAACCTTCAAAAAATGAACTGGAAAACTACTCTTGCCGGTGTTGGCGCAATCCTCGTCGCTGTTGGCGGTGCGCTTAAAGCATTGTTTGATGGTGATCCTACAACCAATTTGGATATCGCTGCGACCATTGCCGCTGTGACCATTGGCTTTGGTCTCATTGCCGCAAAAGACGCTGACAAAAAGCCCGAGTGAATTTTATCGAACAGATCGTAACCGCTCTGCTCAAGTGGCTGACTAGTTTCGTTCAAAAACCTCCCACCGTTGAAGACGCAAAACGAGATCCAGACCTCAAAAAGAAGTTGCTGGATCGTATTGCTGACTCTAATCGCTAGTTGCGGCTGTGGGTCTCGCGTGGTTATGGTGCCTCACGGCGAGCCTGTACGCCTGGCTGAGAGTGTTAAGGCGCGAGTCTGGGTCAAAGGTGCAGACGGTGTTCCTGTTCTCTCCAGGAACCGTATAACACTTACAGAAGGTTGGTACGCTCTCCCTAAGGAATAAAATCATGGCCCAGCAAACGATCAACATCGGCACCATCGCCAACGACAACACCGGGGACACCCTCCGCGGCGCCGGCGAGAAGATAAACGACAACTTCGACGAGCTTTATGCCGCCTTGCCGTTGGTCACACCGACGACCTGGGTGCCGACCCTCATCGACTCCGGCGGTGGCCGCACCTTCGCCATCACCACCAACACCGCCCGACACACCACCATCGGATGTGTGACCACATTTACTGTGGACGTCACCGTCAACTCGGTGAGCGGATCCGCCACGGGCAACCTCCGGCTGTCGCTTCCTGATGCCGTGACCTACGAGGCCGCCGCCGCGGTGTGGCTGACCAACGGCACCAACCAAGCAAAGACCTCCATCATCGCTCGCCTAATCGCCGGCACCAGCTACCTCGAGCTGTCGCACTTTGAGACCGGAGCCGCCGATAGCCTAGCCCCCCATCTCCAGGCCACCAGCCGGCTAATAGTCTCCGGCACTTACTTTACCGCCTGATGACAACCATCGGATCCAGTCTCCAGCAGGGCATGGCGGTGCTCCAGCAAATGCTGGGGGCGCCGATGTTCATCTGGGAAGGGACGTCGATCCGGTGCATCCCGGCAGCGGTCAACGATTCCAACGTGCCTATCTCCGGTGGCTTTCAAGACAATGTGAGCTCGAGGATCCTGGTCATGTTCAGCGACTGGAAGACCTGCGATTCGACGCTGGTCTCGATGGACTCGACACTCTACACGCTCGACCAGGGGACCACATTCTCCAGGCTACTCAAGGAGGACGGCCTATTCATCCTCCAGGAGAACAGCGACCGCATCGCCCTGACCTTCTGCAAGCCTCGGCCGGTGGTCGGCAGGACGCTGGTCTACCAGGGACGCACCCTCCGCATCCTGTCCTGCCGTGTGGATGCCTCCGGTGGCTACTACAACCTCGAACTGGGGGCGAAGACCAAGTGAGGCCTGTCGTCAACATGACGGTCGACTCGAGCAAGTTCGACGCTGCCATGAAGCAGTATCTGTTAAGCACCTCGCGCGATCTTCACAAGGCGATCAACAGCAGATTCTTTTACCTGATGGTCCGGCTGTTCGTCCTGGTGCCGCCCAAGAGCCCGGGCCAGGAGCGCCGCAGGATCGCCGACTACCTGGGGACGCCTGTCGGTGACATCAACCGCAAGAGCAAGAAGACCGGCAAGCGGATCGGTAAATCCCGAATCCTTCGCCGGGTGCACCTCATAGCTCAGTCGAAAGAAGCCAAGGGCGGTCGCCGCGGCCTCTATGGCGAAGAAATGAAGGCAGCAGCCTCGGCCCTGATGCGGAAGGCCATCGGGTCCGTCGGCTACCTCAGAAGCGGTGTGGTGAAGATGATCCGAGTCTACAACAAGGGATTCAGCCAGTTCCAAAGCCCAAAGTGGAAGCCGCTATCTAAGCCCCCGGGCTACAAGGCACCCAAGCAGACCAACGGCGCCCTCATCTCACTGGCCAACCAGTACGGCCTCCCCCAGGAGAACGTCGCCACACACAAGGGCACCAAGGCCCGAGGGATCCAGGCTGTCCCAGGATTCAACCCGACAGCCTCGGTGGTCATGACTGCCGGTGTGGCCGACAGCCAATACAACCGGGTATCTCAAATTTATGACCAGGCCATGCAGAAGGCCATGGACGACGAGACAACCGAGATGATCAACCACATGACCGAGGCCCTCCTGGCCAACGGTAAGGTTCTTGAAGACAACGGAATCTCAATCAAATGAACGCCGTCGCCCTAAGAGCTGAACTTGCAGTCGCTGACTACCTGGCAGCAGCCAACTGGTCGGCCTCCGGCGCCGGCACGCCCACCTGCCTCACGTCCTACAGCCGCGGTCTCTACGACGATCCAGACGACCAGGACGTCATGCCCAACTTCCCACGCCTGGTAGTCTCGACCAACTCGGCCAGGCCAATGCAGCGCACCGACTTAACCTGTGAGATCGAGATCGCTGTCGAGTTGCAGCTATCGGCCGACGACACCGACGAGGCTGCTGTGCTGACCACCGTCCAGGTGCTCGACAACCTGATCCTGCCGCTCTTCGACGACACCGGGGCCTCGGCCTTGGATGCCGCAGCAAACGATCCCAGCGGCCCGTTTACCGCGCAATTCGCCGCCCCTCTGGACTTTGGGGCATCCTCAATCTCTAATAGGTCTAGGACGTTCACCAGGACCTTCACACTCTACTGCAGCGCAACCATCTAACCTTAGACACCTATGGCTAACGTACACGGAAATAAATATCTCTTTGGATCACCGGCGACCTTGGCAATGTACGACGCCTCCGGCTCGCTCATTGTCAGCGGATACATCTCGCCCGAGATTGAAAGTTACGACATCACCGGGGAATGCGACACCGAGGAGGTTCGCAACAACAATGGCGAGGTGGTCGGCCACATTGCCTACAACAACCGCCTGACCCTGACCATCAATTTCATTCCTGTTGGAACGAATGCCACGGCAGCCACTGCACTTAACGAGCGTCTCTACGGCTGCTCGTTGCCTCAAGGCAACGGGACTGTTGCGATCACCAACGCCCCTGTGATCAATTTTGGCGGATACGCTGACGCCATCAACACCGGCAGCGGTGGTCGATGGATCTATGCCGGCGGTGGTTCAATCAAGACCACCCAGACCGGCAAAGCCACCGGGACGATCACTCTCAAGCGCTTTCCCGCCATCAGCGCTGCCGCGGCCACCAACTTGTGACCGCTCTGGCCGACATCCTGAACGCTACAGCCGAGCCCTGTCCCGTTGTGATGGGGCTCCGGCTGGTGCCGTTCAGCGTCGGCCATTCTCTGGTGCTGCATCGTATTGGCTCGCCCTTGGCCCTTGGCGGCCCCGTAGAGCGTTCCAATCTCATGGAGGCTGTGTTGGTGTGCTCCCAACCTGTCAGAGAGTCCCTGAAGGCAATCCGCTCACCACTGCGAGGCCTGGCGATCTGGCTATGGGCAAAGAGGACCAAGCATCTTTCATTCGATGCCGAGTTTGAGAAGTGGAACGACTGGATGGCCAAGCAGTCGACGGCCCCCGAAATCTTGAGCAAGCCTGGGAAAGGGCGCACACTAGCTATGCCTTGGCCCGAGAGAATGCTGGCCTGCTGCATGGATATCGGTCTCCAGGAGAATACTGTATTGGCCATGCCAATCGGTGACGCCGAGCGCCTTGTCCTGGCTCGTGCGGAAACCCATGGAGATGTCGAGCTGTGGAGCCCCAAGGACGAGGCCCTCTGGCATTGGGCGCAGCAACAAAACACCAACAACTGACCATGGCTATATTCTCTCTTCTCGCAAAACTCGGGCTCGATGGCACTGCCTTTGAAACAGGCCTAAAGCGGTCTCAATCGCTCGCCAAAAGTATCGGCAGGGACATTTCAGGAACGGTGGCCGGTGTTTTCGCGGTCGATAAGCTGGTCGAGTTTGGAACTCAAGCACTTGAGACCGCCGGAAAACTCCAAGACCTATCAACGCAACTCGGTGTGTCTGCCGAGTTCTTGCAGGAGATGAAGTTCGCCGCCGATATGGGCGGATCAAGCCTGGATGCGGTCTCTACGGCACTTGAGAAAATCACAATCGCACGAGGCAAAGCACTTGGAGGAGATCAAGGCCTGGTTGATGCCTTTGCCCGTTTCAAAGTCAGTGCTTCGGAAATCAAGTCAGCAAAGATTGAGGACATCTTCCTGAAGATCGGCCGTGCATTTGAAGGTGATGCCAACCCGCAAAACCTTCTCACACCTTTCCGTGAACTGGCTGGCAAAAGCGCTGGCGCCTTGATTCCAGCCATGGCGTCGGGACTTTCGGATGCAGCAAATCAAGCCCACAGATTGGGTATGATCATGTCGACCGACGTCATAGACACCTTGGACGAGGCAAACGACCGTGTGGACATCATGCGGAAGACTATGGAAGCTGGAACCGGCTCATTCATGGCCAAGATTATTGAGCCAGCTTTCCGGCAACTCGAAGCACTAGGTGCAGGCATTCAAGGATTCTTTGGTGCTATGTTTGCCGAAGGCCGAGCCGGTTTCCAAATCGAGAACTTCTTTCAGCAGTTTGCACAGGCCAGACGCGCAGCCCTGGACGAGATGGATGCCGAAATACAAGGCAAACGCGAGGCTAGGGACAGGCGAGCAGAGGTCAGACGGAAGATTGAGATGACTCCGGAAGGTGAAAAGTTCAAGACCGTGGCGGTTTCCGCGGCTACCGGCGACCAACTCGCACGCACCGGTGGATTCACCGCTTTTCAGACAAACATGGACCGATACTTTGGATCGGTGAAAACTCAGGCTCAGGATATCCGGGACATCGCCCGAAACACTCAAAGGACGGCTGAGGCCGTCGAGGAATAACATGGCAACGATCCAGGGTAACTTAATCGCTCCAACGCCGCCTCCGAGCAACACGCCGCTGACCTATGTAGAAGTCAGCCGTGGATACGACAACGTCGGCAATGGGCGAGTTGTCACGCTGACATTCAAAGGCCCCAAGGATGCCCTCCGGATCGCATCGGCCCAATGGGTGGCTTTGGGCGCCAAGTACAGCATTCGAGAGGAAGGCCCTTATTCTGAGGCAACCGTTACCATCGGCGGCACATCATTCGACCCAGGCCTTCCGATTCAAGACCAGAGCATCCCGCAGGTAGGTGAACTGGCCGACATCCGCTACGAGTTCCGGACTGATTACGTCGACGTGAGCATCTTTGCGCTTCCTGCCGTCGCCAGGGAGGCCACAATCACTGGAAATCCGGCAGGCTACAAATACACCCTTGAGACTGCTGTCAGGAACGGAGATCCACTGCCAACAAACAGCGGAACCATGGCCACCAAGGTTTATCAGAAGCTGTCCCGCGGTGAGGAATCTTTCCCAGTTGCTCGGGTCAGCCTGACCAGGATAGCCACATTTTCGGGAAACCTAGGTCTACCACAAACGCCCCAAGGAATCCCACCTGTCTACACACCGGCATCCTTTGCAATCGCTTGGCAGCTTCCGTTTGCTGTGCAGCAAATGCTTCCCCCTGTTCCGGTCGACCCAAACACCGGACAAATCCAAGCACCATCTGGCACCGCTTGGGGCTGGAAGCTGACAAACTATTCAACGAGCCTTGTCACAAAGACAAACCAAGTAGAGCAAAACATCTCCTGGACGTTCGCTCCATACGATCTCGACATTTACCCCTTCTTTTAACCTCAACTAACACACCTCTATGGCAGACGAAATTCAAATGACCGCCCGGCTGTACGCTTCCAAAAACGGAGCCTACCTGCCCTCAGTAACCTACACCAAGAGCGCCACCATGGTCGGCACCGACATGGGCAGCCAGACTCAGGCTATCGGCACCGCATCTTCTGAGACCCTGGACGTTCCTGTCGACGTGACCAGTCCCTACAAGGTGCTGATCTCCAACCTAGACTCGACCAACTACGTCGAGCTGTCGTTCACCTCTGGCTTCGCCGCGGGTGCCGGCACGATGCGCTTACCGGCAGGCGAGACCATGCTGATCCCGTACA